CATTTACACCCCTAAAATTAGCCTGTAACGCTCTAAAATTGCTTAGGCTTGTGACTATTCGAATAAATAAACAAAATGGCTTAGGATCAAAGTTTGATAGCTTAAAATGGATTTCTTTGTATTGGTTGCAGTGTTAGTATACAGGGGTGCACACCTTAAATTAGGTGTAAGCATGCCCTAAACACCCTCCCTTCCGCAAAAACTAAATTTTCACCAAACCTTGTCAATTAAGGATTTTTACGTAGGATACTTGCGTTTTATTGAATTTATACGTAGGCTTCTGTCAATCTACAATAACTTTTCTACTATGAGCTGGCACAAAAAGACGGATATAACTTCAAAAGAGGAGCTTTGGGAAGAAATAAGGGTCGTTCTACAGTGTTTACACGCTATACCGTCCATGTCGGATAAACTGCCCAATTACATATATAACCGCATAGAATCCATTATTGAGTATGTCAAAGAAAAAGGCTGGGACTAACGAATTTACACCTGATGAGAAGGTTGCCATTCTCAGGGAAATAGAGGTGTTAGGCAACGTGTCAAAAGTGGCTGAAAAGTGGGGAGTGTCTAGACAGTCCATTTATAACTGGCAGGCGCAACGCTCAAAACTAGAGGATAACGTGCGCATACAGGAGCAAGCTAAAGACGTTGTTGTACGCTCAAAGTTCGACCCAGAACTCCTTAAAGACTTAGACCAATACAGAAACGCACTTCAGTTTATTGGACACCTTGAGGAGCGAAAAGAACAGCTCTCTGCCAAAGTAGAGTTCATGCTCATAAAGGTGACGACCCTATTAGAGAACCATCCAGACCTTGACTCTATTCATCCAAAGGACTTGAGCAAGATCATGAAGGACTTACATGACGTGCGTAAAGAGCTAAGTAATGAACCGACCATTATTATTGAGTACAAGAACAAGCTCAGGGAGCAAACCCTTCAGGTACTTCAGGACTTCTTGGACTTAGACCAACTAAAAGAGTTTGTGCAAAGAATGGAGGCTATCGAAGCGGATTATGAAATCATCTAAACCTTTTTATTGTACGTCAGAGAACAGTGGCTACAAGCGCTGTAAGCGTCAATGCAAACGGTGTCAGCAAACCTATGGCAAAACTAAAACAAAATAAGTGGTCTGATTTATTAGTTAATGTAGTTGGACACGAGCCACCGCCTGACTCCTTAGACCTGCGCAATTCCTTTATTGAGAACTGTCTAGCTGACCAAGACGGATTCAAAGTGACGCAGGCGGATATACACCTCACCATGCAGAAGGGTATCTTTGATTGGCAAGAACAAGCCAATACGATTAACGCTCGTCTTAACGGACTGATTAGAGCGCCCTACAACACAGGAAAGTCGCAACAAGTTCCCATTGGGTTGTCTGCTTACTTGACTACGAGAAAGCACGAGCTGGAAACGTTGATTGTGTCTGCTGACGGTGGCATATCCACGAAGCGTATCTTATCCCTAAGAGCCTTATTTCAGAGTGATATGTACCGCTACTGGTGCAGGGAACACAACTTTAATCCTGTTGAGTTTGATAGAACAGATACAGGCTCTACGCAGCGCATCATTGTTAAGAGTCGTAACCGTACTGGTAACCCAACGTATGAGGCGTATGCCGTCCTCACGCAAACTACGGGGCAGCGTGCTGGGGTTTTGATTCTTGATGACGTTTGTAACGACGAAGACCGTATCTCTACGGCTCGTAGGGAAACCGTATGGAACAAGGTGTCTAACACATGGATTAAAAGGGTTCATGACAAAGGTATTGTTTTAGCGGTGTGTACCCCATATCATCCTAATGACGCTAACAGCCGTCTCATGAAGTCAGGCATCTTTAATGTGCTTCAGATTTCAGTCAAAGAAGATAAGACTGGTTACAAGGTCGAGGAGTGGAACAACTTTGGAAAATAAAACGTGTAATACCTGTCACTTAAAAAAGTCAATATCCGACTTTCATAGGAACGCATCCAGAAAAGATGGGTACAGACGAGAATGTGCGAAGTGTCGTAACAAAATTAGGCGTAAAAAACACAAAGACACGTATTCTTATAAGGTTGAACGAGGCATGGTGTATTGCATGGAATCTGAAGGCTTTTATAAGATAGGGGTCACTCGCTATGGTATACGCAAACGTATGCAATCCATTCAAACGGGCAATCCATTCGAGGTTAAACTGATGTGGGTAAAAAGAACAAACAACATGGGTAAGTACGAGCGCACGATTCACCAACAACTAAAAGATAGCCACGTAAGGGGCGAGTGGTATGCCATTCCCAAAGTCTTAGCCTTAGAACTTAAAAATATAGTAACGCACGATGATGTTTAGTAGAACCAAAGAAAAACCAAAGGTATTTATGTACGCTCGCTTTAGTATTGATGTGAATCAAGAAGAGGTGGATGCCATTGAGAAGAAAATGAACGAGTTTATCGAAATGATAGATGCTGAAATGGTCGAACAATACTGGGAAGTGACAGAGCGAGACTCTACTAAGATTCACGACATTATTAAGCAGTGCAGCAAGAATAACTGGAACCTGTTAACTTACGACCTTAAAACACTACACAAGTACAAAACAGGTGCATTATCTATTATACGAGAGGGTGACGAAGTTGGGGTTCCAGTCTTTTTTATTGATGGTCAAACGGTCATGGAAGTATTAATGTCTGGGTCATGAGAGAGCCTGATAGAGTCTGGGAAATTCCGTTATGGGAAACAAATCACAGTAAACAACGTTTACTACAAGAAGAAGCAATGGACTTCTTGTCGTATAGGCTCGGTTATGAGATGCAAGAAGAAACGGATGATCCTACACGCAAAGCCTACAAACACTTCGATGGATACAATCACTACCCTGACGGAAACCTTACAGCACTCGATTATGATAGCAACCTTCCTGTTTGGTTATGTGCTGATTTTAATCGTAGCCCACATTGTTGGGCGCTCTTACAGGTTACAAAAGCACGGAACGGACTTAAAAGGTACATTATCTTCGATGAAATCTTCTCGAAAGAGGCGCTTACCACCGAGCAAGCCCAAAAAGCCGTAGAACTACTCCAAAAGTGGGGAATATCTAAGGTTTTATTAGCTGGAGACAACACTTCCAACCAAAAAAGTGGTAACTATGGTCGTGTAGGCAAAAATGACTGGGATTACGTCCGAGAAGTGCTTGAACAGAACGATATTTCCTATAAAAACGAGCTAGACATCCAAAATCCGAAGCGAAAAGTGAGAGTGGACAAGGTAAATAACGTAATTTACGCTGGAGACAATGGGGAGCGTAGACTTTTAGTTAATACGAGGTGCGATAACGTCATAAAGGATTATATGTACTCCATCGTGAACGATAAAGGGCTAAAAATAGACAATGGAGACAGGGGTCATATGTCGGATGCGACAGATTACGCTATTTGGCGTAACGAGCGAGGCAATGCAACGCCCATGTACGTACTCCGTTAATCTTGGATGCGCTTAATAGCTTTTTTTAGCTGTCTAGGTTCTGAACCCTTGTATTTTCCGCCCCTGCTCTTGTATTCACGAGAAATCCATGCAGAAGCGTATGCACTTGGGTACACCTTGAACTTCTTTTTAGCTTCCGATTTTACTCGGCTGTATAATGTTGCGTTTGTTGGTACTCTTGCCATAATTGCGTCAAACTTATGGCTGAATTACGCTAAAATTCAATACCAATGTCTTTACCGTACAACGTTACCTTTGTTGATTGCAGCGCTCTTTTCTTAGGTTTACCGTACACTCCTATTAGGTCTTTGGCTTTTTGCGGTTGATACACCCTTACTAGATTGTTATTCATGATTAGGGTCAACACAACATAGTCTTGAGGTATCGGTCTAGTAACTAAAGGGTCATTCTTCTGGAACATCCATGACAAACCGAACGATTGAGCCTGTTTGAGTAGCTGGCTTTTTACGTGCAGGTGATGCGTGTCGTTCACGGTCATGTCTCTGTCGTAAGACTTCTGACTCGTTTTGTACACGCCAACATCTGGCTTCGTACAGTTTTGACCCATTTCTTTGTACATGAGCCACACAGCGTACTCGGCTAC